GGCAATTGCGTTCAGTTCTGCATCAGTCATGTTGAACTTTTCTCGGACGCCCGCGCTTGCGTGGTGCCGCCTTGTTTTCTGGCGCGGCCTTGTGCGCCTTGGTGACAATCTCGCACGCGCCAGCATCAATCAGAATGCGCAGAAGGTCATCGCTAACCTGATGCGTGCTGCCCTCGACCCAAGTCTGCACTGTGATGCCGTCAGGTGCCACTGGCAATGTCCGAACCATTTTGATCTGCGTCATGGGCTGTGCGTCCTTTGTATTGATATGGTTTTATCCCACACCTCAACGCTCTCATCAAAGGTCAAAAAGAATTGCAGACCGTCTGTCGTATATGCGTCTCGAATGAATATAACTTTGTTAAATATGATGTAATCAGTAATTCCTGATCCTTTTGTCAGCGGCTTGCGCTCAAGCGAAACGACCTCAGTGTAGCCGGGACCGATTTTTCCAGTTATATCTAAAAAAATTTGGTTTGAACTAGATTTAGTTACGTCAAACGCAATTGAAACTACATAAACCTCGCCTAACGCTGCTGGTCGAATGGTGTTTAGTGACCAAACGTCCGTATTCATTCCTCGCCGGAATGTGTCATTTGATTCTGATCCTGCGCCGTCAATCGTCAAAATTGTTGGGGTGCCTGCACTAATTGACTGCTTGTTTAAAATTGTATGCGTAGCGTCTTGGTAAAATATCCAGCCGCCGTCATAGCCTGTGCGCCGTTCCTGACCATTATCCATACGGATCAGCAGATCAGCCGCGCGCTTGTTGTCTTCGCTGGCTTCAGGGATGCTGTCCCAAGGTATATTTGACGACATGCCATTCCCCTAATCATTGAAGCAACGGGGCGACCAGAGCCGCCCCGCAGTTAATCTTAGGTGGCAGCAGTGCCAGCGTCGATGGACGCAGAACCCATGTTGCCGCCCTTCATCTTAATCGCATGGCAATTGACCACGGCGTTGGTGCCAGTGGTGCCAGTTGCGACAAGGCGAACATACCGCTTGCTGCCGCGATAGCCGATGGAGCCGATCATTTTGTCGTCGTCGCCATCTGCGGTCACGGTGAGCGCTGCCTCGGTGCCGATCAGATCAGCGTCTGCCACGGCAGTCGCATCTGCGGCTGCGGTAGTGTCACTTTCCTGAACCTCGAAGGCGAAGCCGGATGCGGTGCCTGCGTCAGTGACGGTGCCTGTCCCGACTGTAAAGGTCAGCGATTGCCAGCCTTGCATGTCGATCCAATCACCAGCCGCAGGCGTTGCGCCGGATAGGGTGGCCGAAAGGCCCATCCCGTACTCAGCATTGTTGCGGGTGTCAAAAACAGCCATTGTTCATAGCCTCCTTATGCTGCGACTTTGCCGATGGCGATGCCATCGAAGTTTGTCACGTCACCGCCAACACGCTGCGTCGTGTAGTAGGTCACGAAGCCTTTGTTGGTGTATGGGTCACGCAGGACTTGCAGGCCGACGCGGTCACAGATTGTGTAAGCCACCGAGAAATCAGCATACACAACCGACAGGGCGTTTGCAGCAACAGCAGGCATGTCATCCATGAAGATGACCGGCTTGCCGAGCAACTGCATCGTTGCCTGACCGTTGGCCAGCAGGACCGGGCTGAAGAAGTAGTTATCAGCGCCCTTGAGTTGGAGAGCCGCCCCGAAAGTGGTGCGCTTCATGCCCCAAGCTGCGCCGGGTTGATAGCCTTCCTTCAAAGCGTTCTGCACTGCAATCAAGCCATCAGCGTTCAGCGCATCCGCTGTGCCCATGTTTACCTGATTGATCTTGCCACGCTCATAGGTGCCGCTGACTGCCTGTGCCGGATAGGTCAGGAAGCCGCGAGGCTGGTTGACGCCAGTGCCGTTGACGAATGCGCTGTTCTGGGTGCGAGCAAACTTGTCGGCCACTTTGCCTGACAGCCATGCTTCCACATCCAGATAAGCGTCTTCGATCATTTCGGTGGTCATGCGCGGATCGGCTTCGATCTTGTGCGCAGCAATCACCTTCTGGCCCAATTCCGGCGTGTTTGTCTCGCCACCCGATGCGCCTTCACCGACCCAGCGTGCTGCTGCCTCGTTGTCGTCAATCAGAATGTCAACGGATTTTGCGGAGGTGCGCTCAACGTTGGCAAGCTGACGCAGCGGAGACGTTTCGAAGATACGCGAAACGATGGTCTGCGACAGTTCCGGGCGAACCAGATAGCCGCCATCAGGGTTCACATCGGTTGACATGGCTTTGATTTCCACGCCTTCCGAACCGGCCTTGAAGCCAGCGGGGAGGGTGCCATAGGCCATGTATTCGCGCAGCGCGTCACGGTGCTTGGCTTCGACTTCGGCATCATCTGCCTTGCCTTCGCCACCGGGCCGGGACATTGCCGCTTCCAGCTTTGCCTGCTTGGCCTGCATCTCCGCCATCTTGGCAGTGATGTCGTCAGCCATGCGCTGATGTTTTTCTTCGGTCACAACGTCCGCCGGGGCGCTGGCCTTCATTTCATCGATTTCCTGACGGAGTTCGACAAGGGTCGGGTTGATCTTCTCAACCAGCCCTTTGATTTCTGCAAAGTCAGACATTCTGTCCTCCTATGTTTTGCAGGGTTTCGTTCAAGAGGGCTTTGAGTTCGTCAACCTCGCGCTGATCGTCCTCTGGGATGGTGACGTCTGCCTCACGCAGAACATCCCCACGCCGTTTCCACGCCGCGCCCGCCATCGCCTTGGCCTCGGTGCGGGTGAAACCCATGTGCCGGAAAGCGGTTTCAATGTCCCGCACATCGGCATTTTTAATATTAGTGACCAGCGCTGCCGTGTTGGCTGGCATCGTCACTAGTGAAGTCTCGTATAGGTCCACGCTTTTTAGGCGGCGATTGTTGCCGTCCATGTCATAGTCCTTGGTCACGTAGCCAATGGACAGCCCATCAATTGCCCCAGCCTTGACCAGTTCATATGCGTCACGGCCCTTGGTGGACTTCACTGCGATGCGGCCTTTCATATAGAGGCCGCGTGCGTCTTCCTTGTATTCGTCCCAGACGCCAATCGGCTCTTCCATGCGGTGCTGATAGAGCATTTTGGGCTTGCGCATACCCAGCGTTTCACGAAATGCGCCCGGCTCAATCACGTCACCGTAGCTGTCCACGTTTCCGAAAACTGCGCCGTAACCTTCAATCTGGCCTTCTTCGCCAATGGCTTTGACATCAAGTGTCAGGCTTTTCTGTTCCACGGGCCGCTCCGATCTCTGGTCCCATTTAGATATGCAAACGGCAAAGCGCTGATCTGCATCAGGAAAGTCCGCGACTGCCTCGGCATCACCCATGCAGCGGTCAAGCCATTCGGTCTTGTCTTCGCCTGATCTTGGCTCTGGCATCATGCCTCACTTTGCAAAGTTTCCGCAAAGTATAGCACCGATTTGCAAAGTTGAAAAGGTCAGCGATCAGACCGGCGAAATGTAACGCTGCAACGGCAGTTGATGACGTTGCCAGCAGTGCCGGCCGGATCGCCGGGATACATAATCGGCTCGCGCGTGCCAAAGATTGTCGGCACCATAAATGGCTGCTCCATTGCCACGGTCTGCCCATCAATCACGCGGTGGTCATAATCATCATCTTCGGCAAACGTGCGGGTGCGGCTATCTTCTACGCTGTTCCAGATTTTGACCAGCGGGCGGGTTGATTGCATCGCAGTTCGCATCTGGCCGTATTGGCTGGAGCCATGCGTTTCGGTGCGAGAAATGACGCGGGAACGATAGCGACTAAACTCTGGCACGGCCTGTCGCAATGCCTTGGCAATTTCCTCGACACCCAGCCCCTCCCGCTGTCCTTCGCGGATGACTTCCATGATTTGACGGCGGGTCGTTTCCAGAATTTGCTGCACCTTCTGAGCGCCGAAACTCTCGATATATTCGTCGATGAACTGCTGGAACAGATCGTCTTCCTCCTGCTTGGTTTGCAGGTGCGGGAAACAATCTTTCATGCCATCAATCATCGGCTGACCGGCCATCCGCATGGATGTTTCGTAAGTCTTGCGCAGCATTTCCAAGACACGCTCACGGCCATCTGATGGAATCGCTGCAATGTCGTCAGCTTCGTACTGGTCAACAATGTCACGCATGATGCTGCTCAATGTCCGCTCAATCAGCGGGCGCGTGGCATCTTCCATTTCGTCAAGGTCAGTAGCCATAGGCTATTTTGCGCAGCAACTCGGCACCGACGCTTTTCTTGGTGGACATAGGGTGGCCTTCCGGCAGCAGATCTGTGTCATGCTTGCCGCTGCGGAACTTGCCGTTGCGCAGGGCATAGAGGAACGAATTGACGCGGGCATATGCCCACTGGTCCGCGCTGGTGACGTTTGGCCGCACGCTTTCAGGATTGGTTTCATATGCGCCGACGCCTCGCTTGAACACGGCAATCAGCGTGCGCAGATTGGTGCGCTTGCTGGCGGTGTCGCCCACATCTTCGTTGTGATCTTCGACTTTGCCCTGCAAGCC